TAATACCGCTTTATGCAGCGCCACCACCACAACCACCTATGGGATAACAAATGACAACAGTATTAGACGTACTGCGCAAAGAACTTGAAGATGAAATAGCCGCTCACACTGATGCCCTCGCAAGAGGGCGGGTAGAAGACTATCCATCTTATAAGCAGTTGGTAGGGACTTTATCGGGTCTGTCCCTAGCACTTAATAGATTAAAAGACCTGCAGAAATATGAGGACGATAATTGATGAGTACGGAAAACATTGGAAATATAGATACGGAAGCCACTATTGAAAGAGGTGAGAAACTGGCAGAAAGACTACCTGAGCCAGTAGGTTACAAACTTCTCTTGATTAAGCCTAAAGTAGTAGACAAAACAGCCAGTGGTATTGAGATGCCAGACTCTTTCAAAAAGAAGGAAGAAGCAGGTGCCGTTGTTTGTATGGTCATTAAGGTAGGTCCTATGGCTTACATGGATACAGAAAAGTTCCCTACAGGTCCTTGGTGCACAGAAGGTGACTTCGTGCTAATTGGTGCTTATAGAGGCAGTCGTTTTTCAGTTGATGGGGAAGAATTTATTCTTGTTAATGACGATATGATTGAAGGTACTGTATCTGATCCTAGAGGTATAGGGAGGGTTTACTAATGTCTGAAGAATATGAAAATGATAGTACGGACTTCGATGATGATTCCATAGAAGTTGAAATTGTCGATGACACCCCCGAAGAAGATAGGGATCGTCCGAAACTTGAAGCAAACGATGACGATAACGAAGAAGAGTTAGAGTCGTACTCTAAAAAAGTACAAAAGCGTATAGACCAGATAAACCATAAGTATCATGATGTTAGGCGTGAAAAAGACGCATTAGAAAGACAGAATGCAGAAGCTATTCGTATAGCTCAGACCATACTTGCAGAAAACGAACAGTTAAAGAGTACGCTTAACTGGGGGCACCAAGAGTACACCAAAGAAGCAACAGGTAGACTTGACTTCGCTCATAAGGCGGCACAAGAGAAATATCGCCGAGCTTTTGAAACTGGAGACACAGATGGAGTGCTGGAAGCACAAGATGAGCTAAATGAAGTGTCTAACCAAAAGAGACAATTATCAACTTTAGTTCCGCCTACAACACAAAAAGCTTTACAACAACAAAATAATGATGTATATATTCCTCAACAATCAGTACCAGAAGCGCCACCACGGGATTACAAAGCCGAAGATTGGGCTGGAAAGAACCCTTGGTTTGGTAAAGATGAAGAGATGACCGCCTTCGCTTATGGACTGCACGAAAAACTGGTTAAATCCGGTGTAGACCCTACCTCTGATGAATATTATCAGCGAGTAGACTCCCGCATAAGGGAAATATTCCCAAGAAACTTCGACAGAAAGAAATCGTCACCTGTGGCATCGGTAGGTAGAACTACTGCACCAAGAAAAGTCGCACTAAACAATTCTGAAATCGCAATCGCAAAAAGATTAGGTATAACACCTGAACTGTATGCAAAGTATAAAATAAAGGAGCAAAATCTCAATGGCTAATCTACAAATTGACAGAGCCCCACGCTCTACAGAAACACGTGAAAAAGAAGTACGTCCGGTATCTTGGAAGCCAGCTCATGACTTACCTTCCCCTGATCCACAAGACGGTTATGTGTTCCACTGGAAAAGAGTGTCTATGATGGGTCAAGCTGATCCTGCTAATATGGCTAAGGCCAAACGAGAGGGTTGGGTACCTTGTCAAGCTGAAGATCATCCTGAGATGATGGCTGACTTTGCAGCTTTTGGTTTAAAACCCCAAGGGTTGATTGAAATTGGTGGACTTGTTTTATGTAAGACGACTGTCGAGACTTCAAACGCTCGTAAGGAGTACTACGCAAATATGTCTAGAGCTTCGGTAGAATCAGTTGATAACAACTTTCTCCGAGAAAATGATCCTCGGATGCCTCTCTTTTCTGAGAAGTCATCTAAAGTATCTTTTGGTCGTGGTTCCTGATAACAGGAACTATTTAAATTAAATTAGGAGTTTTTTATGGCATATCCTGCTAATATTGGTCCCTACGGTTTTCTTCCGAATACCCTAGAAGGCGGACGAGTTTATGCTGGTGCAACTCGGTACTTACCGATTGCTTCTGGCTACGCAAAAAACATTGGTTATGGCGATGCAGTATCATTGATTGCTGATGGTTCTGTTCAACGTGTTGATGCATCTACTGGCGCTAAAACTGCATGGGCTATTCGTCCTATCGGTATTTTCCTTGGTTGTTCTTACACTGACCCAACTTTAAAATATAAAGTTTTCTCTCAATACTGGCCTACAGGTACTTCTGCATCTGACGCCATTGCTATTGTTGCTGATGACCCATTAGTTTTATTTAAAGTTAACTTGACTAACGCTGGTACTGCATACACTTCTGGTGCTGCTACATCGGCTGATGTTGGTCAAAACGTAGGTTATTTCGTAACAGCTAATACAGGTTCTATAGTTGATGGTGTTAATACAGCTACTGGTAATAGCGCCACTTCAGTTAATTTGGCTTCTAAAAACACTACTGCTACATTGCCTTTGCGCATTATTAGCATGGTTCAAGAAACTGCATTATCTGATGGTACGTTTGTAGAAGCTTTCGTGGCATATACAGCACCTACTATGACTGCGGCTGTGACTCAATCAGGTACTACTCCGTTTGCTGTTTCAGCAGTGGATATTACTGTCGTTGGTGGTCATGCTTACCGCAACCCTGTTGGAATTTAAGGAGTTTAACTAATGGCTGCTATCTCACGCGCGCAACTACTAAAAGAACTTCTCCCCGGTCTTAACGCTTTATTCGGTTTAGAATATGAGCGTTACGGTGAGAAATATAAAGAAATCTTTGAAACTGAATCTTCTGATCGTTCATTTGAAGAAGAACAAAAACTGTCTGGCTTTGGTGCCGCTGCGGTTAAAAACGAAGGCTCTGCTATTACGTATGACAATGCGCAAGAAGCTTGGTCAACTCGCTATACCCACGAAACTATTGCTTTAGGCTTTTCTTTAACTGAAGAAGCTATTGAAGATAACTTGTATGACTCATTGTCTGCTCGTTATACAAAAGCTTTGGCTAGAGCTATGGCTTACACCAAAGAAGTTAAAGGTGCTGCTGTACTAAACAATGCATTCAACACTAACTATACTGGTGGTGACGGCAAATCTTTATGTAACAGTGCACATCCTTTAGTTTATGGATCAACAATCTCTAACGTACCAGCAACTCCTGCTGATTTGAACGAAACTTCATTGGAAAATGCTGTTATTCAAATCTCTTTATGGGTTGATGAACGTGGCTTATTGATTGCTGCTAAACCTAAAAAATTAGTACTTCCTCCTGCTCTTCAATTCGTAGCAACTCGTTTGTTAGAAACTGAATTGCGTGTTGGTACTAACGACAATGATGTTAATGCTCTTAAGAACAACGGTTCAATTCCGGGCGGCTATACTATCAACCCTTGGTTGACTGATACCAATGCTTGGTTCTTGATGACTGACGTTCCTAACGGCCTGAAACATTTTGTTAGAACTCCATTAGCTACTTCTATGGACAGTGATTTCGACACGGGCAACTCCAGATATAAAGCTCGTGAACGGTACTCGTTCGGCTTTAGTGATCCATTGGGTATCTTTGGTTCAGCTGGTTCTTCCTGATAAATCAGTAACTTAGCTTTAATTAAGGGCTCCTTCGGGAGCCTTTTTTTATGTCTTAAAATAAAACTTGTCCGAGTCGGACAAATAATGTATATTAACCTTCGTAAGCTTAATAACGAGGGTAGCATAATGGAAAATGTAATATATAGAATACGAAACGTAGTAAACAATAAATTTTATGTTGGTAGCACCATAAATACAGAGTCTAGGTTTAAAGCCCATAGAAGACGCCTACGAGCAGGGAATCACCAAAGCCCTCATATGCAAGCAGCTTGGAATAAATATGGGGAGGAATGCTTTAAGTTTGAAGTCTTAATGCACATAGAAGACGTTAATGAGCTGCTTAGCGTAGAGCAAGTTTGGTTAGACGAACATGCGGGGAAACCATACTGTTATAATTGGGCTACTGATGCCAGTGCGCCTATGCGAGGTAAAAAACACACAATAGCAACTTTAGATAAAATAGCACAAAATAGAACCCCACCAAAAGGAGTTGACCACTATGGATACGGCTTAACTCGTTCTGCGGAAACAAAAGTTAAAATATCAGAGAAGTGCAAAGGCTTGGTAAACCCAATGAAAGGCAAGACACATTCTGAGCAAAGTAAGGCTAATATGTCAGCCGCTGTTAAACGAGGGGAAGAATCACACTTCTATGGAAAACGCCCAACAAATGCCGATGACTTGCAAAAAGAAATATATGCGGTGCTGCCTGATAGAACTACCCAGACTTTTGTAAGTTTGACACACATGCGGGATACTTTAGGGGTGAGTATAGCGGCTATCATACGAGCATGTAAATCAGGCAACCCTATAAAATATGGGGTGTTAGCAGGTTGGGTACTATCTTATGTAGGTAAAGAAATTAATGAAGCACCTGAAATACCCGAAGAGTACATGAGCTTTCCACGTACTAGACAAGATGCTAAAGATAAGGGTGAAAAACAGTACTACACGGGTGTTCCTTGTGAAAGAGGGCACTTGTCCCCCCGTAAAACAAAAGGCACGTGCATAGCCTGTATGAAGGCAGATTATAAGAAAGATAATGACAGAAGGAAAGCCAACAAATTAATTGACACCACCCCAAAATAAATGCTATAAGAACTGTAAATCTGGGGATTAATTTAACTGCCTACTCGACTGCCCCAGCAGATTCGCACACAACGACAGGCAAACGTGCACTAAGGAATTAAATATGGCATTCTCAACTTTTACTGGTCCAGTTCGTTCAGGTACTGTTAAAAATACTACTGGTACTACTCTAGGTACTATCGACAACACAGGTCTTGTTGTTTTAAGTCAATCTGCGGCTCTAGGCTTAGCTACTACTACTCCTTTTGTGATACCAGCTGGTGCACAAATCATGGACATTTATATTGACGTTACTACTACTTTTACTACTAGCTCTACTCTTGCTGTAGGTGATGGTACAACTGCGGACAAATACGTTACTGCTATTACTACTGCAGCGGCGGGTCGCCAAACTATTACTTTTTC